GGTTTAAATCCACTAGTGAGATAAGGTTTCTGAATGGTAGGTTCTATACCATCTCCACCATAACCTCCTCCAGTCTTGGTAGGATCCTGATGTGCACCACTCCTATCTATCTCACCTCCCGACGTATCACCCTTATTATTATCGTGATCACCCATCCTAGGGATTCCGTGAGGTACTGAGTCAAGAGACTTGGATGTGCTATCTAAGAAGTCACCCATACTACCCTCGGTTGCATCCTTAAGCCAACCCATTCCAGGTATATGTCCAATCAGATTAAACAGTCTTCTTGTACCTTCCAAAACCTTACCCAATATCCACATAGTAAATTCAACTACTTTTAATAAAGCTTGAACAAGCCATTGTATAGTCTTTAATACAACTTGAAGTGTTGGTATTAATACCTTCAACAAAACCTTAGCAAGTATACCAACAACCTTACCTAGATTTTGTAAACCACCAACAAATCCATTCTCACCTTCTTCCATACCAAATGCTTCCCATATACTTTTGAGTGAAGCACCTATTCCAGCAGTTAATTCATTCCAAGTTTCAACTAGAGGTCTGAAAGTCTCACCCCAATCCATTCCTTTAAAGGCACTAAAGATACCTTCACCAAAGAACTTACCAATATTTTCACCTATCCAAGCACCAAAAGCAGCACCAATTGCAGTACCGATACCTGGTGCAAGGAATGAACCAAGTAGTCCACCTAATACCGCACCTCCACCAGCTCCAAGACCAGAACCAACAGACCTACCAACAATTTTATTCTTATCTTTAGTTAAAGTACCAGCCTTAAGTTGTGCATTAATTTGTTCATCAGTTAAATTAGGATTCTCTTTACGCAAACGTTCCATCTCCTCTGCGTTTGCATCCATAGCACCTATACCAGCAGAAAGAAGCGAACCTATGATAGGGAATTTACTACCTACTGCTTTTATATTCTTACCAAGAACAGCAACATCTTTAAGAGTCTTACCTAACTTTAAATTTTTAAGAACTTTTGTACTGGCAACCCATCCTTTCCAAGTCTTTGGTCCAAATGCTTGTAGATTTTTTCCAGCAGCAATTAATGATTGACTAGGATTTTTAAAGACATTAACGAAATTTTTAGCACCAGTTTTACTAATAGCAAGAGCTGTTTCTTTAAAACCTTTAAGAGCATTATTAAGACCTGTCCAAGTATTCCTAGGTACTTTCCTTAAATCTTTGATACCTTGCAATAAATCTTGACCAGCAAATCTAGTCCTTATTCCTGCTGCCAATCCTGGTTGTGTAAGACTCCTTCCCACAACTGAACCAGGATTTTCTCTCATAAATTTAGAGAAACCCTTTACCGTTCCTGGTGCAGCTCCAGGAAAAGGTGGTAAAGTTGCACCCCTATTTGTTACACCCTTAAAGAAATTCTGTATAGCTCCCTTGCCAAGATCCTCAAAAATCTGACCAAGTTTCTTGGTAGTATCAAATGTAGTCTTAGCAGTAAACCTTCTTGCCTTTTTGAATAAATTAGGTCCCAGTTGACTATAATCATCCATCCCACCTAGTAAACCAGGTCTTGTTACACCAGAACCAGTAATAGGAATTTGAGGTTTACCATCAATATTTCTAAAAAATTGTGTCTTTCCTTTAAAGGCCTGATTAAGGCCCATTATGCCATAACGAGTGTTAAAATTAGTAAAACTACCATTAGCACTCTCAACACCCTTAGACAACCTAAGTAATGCTGGACCTAACAATCCTAATGCCAGTAAACTATCCCTAAAACCTAAACGTCCTACACCTAGACCTCTACCTCCTGCTCCCCATCCACCACCATCTCCACCAGCACCTTTAACAGCACTACCTCTTTGTCGTTCAATATTTGCTTCTTGTATTCCTAATGCAGCTTTATTTGCACCTTTAAATGCTAATGTTTTCTCTCTTACGAGAGCTTGCTGCTGTATCTTTACACCTTGTGTATTAACATTTAATATTTCCGTCAGCAAACTATTAGTAATCAATGCTTGCTTCAAAGTATCAGAAGCAATAGATTCCCTTCGGAGACCTATCATATTAGTCTCTTGCCCAACAGTTTTATTATCTTCGTTGGGATTTGGTTCTGTATTACCGCCTGTTACTAGTGCCATTAGATTGACTATTGGTTCTGCTGTTGTTGCTTGAGTTTCTCTTCCTCAAGATGCTGTAATAATAAAGTTACATAGATCTCTCGTTCCCAAGGTACCATACTCTCAAGTTCTGTTAAAGAATACTTATGATGTTGCATAAGAGAGAAATTAGTCCTGAAATAATTCTCAAGACTGTTATACGACATCACTATGCGAAAAAAGCTGCTAATCCCTCCAGTGTGTACTCATTATCAACGCCAGTGTTAGGGTTCTTCACATTAAATGTGTGAGTTAACTTAGGCATATTAGTAAAGAACTCTTGCAGTTTTTCAAACTGTTTAGAAGTTAAACTATCTAGGAAAGTATTCAGTTCTTTCTTGGTTGCGTTAGCAGCCTCGTGAACTTGATCACCTTGTATGATCTGATCTATACACTGAGCAATAATATCAAATGCTTCTTCAGGTTTAGAATTCTGTGTAAAATTAGACTTAATGAAGGTATCCAACTTAGGGTACTGTAATTTAATAGAAATATCATCAGTAATTTTGATGGTATCCTTAATTCCCTTTGGTTTTACAACCTCAACATCCTCAAGATTAATAGTCACATCCACCTGTGTCTTATTATCATCATTACAAGTGATCTTGAGTTCTAACTCTTCACTTACAGACTTACCACGTATTTGAAGGAATAAAAATTCCAGATCAAACATAGGCAAGTGCCTGACTTTTATTCTACTCTGGATACAATTAGTAAGAAGAGTAACAACGGCATCTGTTATTTGTTTCTCATCCTCCGACTCCATAGCCATTAGAAGTATCTTCTCTTCTTTTACCAAGAAGGGACGGAACTTAATTGTCTGACCAGTTGAAGGAAGAGCAGTAGTATAGGTTGGCACCTCAATGGTTGGTAAAGGCATAGTATGTTCAGTTCAGTATCTTTATTTAGACTGGTTATAAAAATCTAAAGGGGCAAAAAATTTGCCGAGTTTTTTTTCGGGTTTTTTTAGAATATGTTATTGAATGTCGATGTAAAACTATTGAATGCATCCTTCACGTTGTCAATTGCACCTTGAATACTAGTGGGTGGTCCAGAGCCAGTAATATTATTAGTAGTACTCTCCAAATTTTTTCTCGCATCTTCATACTGTAACTCATACCTTTCATAATGAAAGTTAACTGTACAAGTCATTAGAGTTGCTATACCTGCATCCAAAGGTACTGCATCAATAGAATAAGGATAAGCATTAGTAAAGAAGTATCTTACACTCCTACCTTGTTCACTATATCTTGGTCCTGCTTCAAACTTATCTACAATTATTGTTCTCTGGTATGACTCAGGGTATGCTATACGAGTAAATCTATTCCTATCACGCTCAGGATAATGAGACATATCTTCAGGAATTCTTTCCTTCTGATTAAACATACTCTTCTCTTGAAATATTCTATCAAACCAAGAGTTCATTACTTTGAACGCAGTCATATTTGCATCACAAATAAAACTAAGACTTAAATCTCCAAACAATTTCATCGTTGGATACTTATAGGATGACCCCGTATAATATCCATTGACTTGTTGGGTAGCAGCTGTTGCACTAGGTAATGCTGCTTGGTTGCACAAAACTTCCAGTGTACTTCTATCGAAATTAACTGGGAAGTCAGGGTAGTTAAAGATTCCTCCCGTTAAATCAGGGAAAACAACACGAAACTGGTTGGACTTGGCAACACCACCACCACGTATTATCTTTTCCTGAAGCTTAGAGTATAGGTTTGCCATCTAAATAGGCTAAAGGAATACATCTTATTTATGTACAAGCAGGGAGTATACATTCCAGCAAATGCGAGTAAGTACCGAGGAAATCATAGAAATATATTCTATCGCTCCTCGTGGGAAAAGATTTTTATGAGATGGTGTGATAGAAATCAGAATATAATTGAGTGGGGAAGTGAAGAATTCTTTATACCATACCGTGCTCCTGATGGTAAGGTTCGTCGTTATTACCCAGACTTCTACATCAAAGTACGTGAGCAGACTGGTGCGTTAAAGAAATATATAATTGAAATCAAACCAGACAAACAAACCAGAGCACCTGTTCAAGGTAAGAAAACTAAAAAACAATTCCTATATGAATCAAATACTTTCTTAAAGAACCAAGCAAAATGGAAAGCAGCTAGAAAGTATTGTAAAAAAAGACAAGCAGAATTTTTAATCTTCACAGAGAAAGAACTTGGAATCCGTATTTGAAAAACTAGAATCAGCACAAGATGGTCAAGACAGATCCCTATCTTGGTGGAAGAAGGCAGCTAGTATAGCAATGCGTTCTTCATTTGCTGAAACAAATAAGGATAATATTATAGAAAGAGAAAGAGGTAATCTAGATGACGGAAACGGTGTCAGATATACACCACGAGTAGGTACGATAGTACTCTTTGAGTATGATGCTAAGACAACCAAAGACAGACTACCATTTTACGATCAACTACCAGTAGGTTTAGTTTTAAATAGAAGCGATCATCATTTTCACCTTGCAAACTTACATTATGTCAGTCCAAAGAAGAGATTAAAGACTATTAGTGCACTATCCGAAGGGAAGATAGATGTACCCCGAAAAGTAATTCATAAATACAAACGTGAAGATGTAAAAAATCGTCTCTATATAGAAATAGCAGAGACGGATTGGGATTCAGCAATCTATATGCCTATAGAAAGATTCGTATCATCTGTAGGAACATTAGAAGTACCTGTAGAATCTCGTAAAGTATGGCTTCGTAATGATCCTGCAACAAAATACAGGTTCCGTGCTACACGTAAGATCATCTAATGAGCAATCGGCATATTAATTTTAGCGACATTCTGTCATCAAGTAAAGCATCTTTAAGGTTTCCACTGGACAAGGTAGAAAATGCTGATGACTATATTATGTTTAGCATATATGAATACCAACCACCCTTTAGAAAAGCAAAATGTCTAGACGATGCTAGTGGTAGCACATATGGTGGAAGATATGCTGAGTATGATACTACTGGATTAGGTGGTGGTGACCTATCAGGAAGCGAATATAAAAAGATAGTCCTCTATATGCCAGAGGATATAAGAATGGATCAAGGTATTAGTTGGAGTGGTGCAGAGGTTGGGAACATACAAGTCGCTGCATTGAGAGCAATATCAGCTGGACTAGGTGGCTCTGACAAACAAGGGAAGAAAGGAATGTCAGCAGCATTGGAGACAGCAAGACAAGAAGGTTCAAATGCTGGATTCAGTAATCTAATAAAGACATTAGCAGCAAATAAAGGAGAAAAGATAGGAGGTATCAAGCAGAATGTTTCAACAGGAGGTGTACTTGGTCAAGTTGTCAACCCTAACCTAGAAGTATTCTTTGACAAACCAGAACTAAGAAACTTTAGATTCACTTGGACATTAGTACCAAGAAACCAAAGAGAATCAAGGATCATTAAAGAAATGATCTGGACATTCAAGAGAGCAGCAGCACCAGAACTAGCAAAAGGTGCTTGGTTCTTAAATGTACCTAACGTATTTAAAATACAGTATAAAACTGGTGCTAATGACAATCACTGGTTAAATAAAATAAAAGCGTGTGCTTTGACTAACATATCAGTTAACTATACAGCCAGTGGTATGTGGTCAACACTAGAAGACGGTGCTCCAACAGCAGTAGGTTTAGACCTTTCGTTTAAGGAGATCAAGACCGTCATTGCTGATGATTACGGTGACAGTTTCCAACACACAAAACAGTACTACTAATGGGATATTTTAATTACTTACCTAACATATCTCTTGCTACTAGACCTATAAGATTTCCTTGGTCGTCGCAACAGTACGAGACTGCAAAAAATATCTTCAGAAGGTTTAAAATAGCTGATGCAGCATTAGATAGTCTACTTTATTACAAAAGATATACAGTAACAGATTCTGACCGTCCAGATTTAATAGCAGAAAAAATATACGGCGACGCTGATTATGATTGGATTATAATGTTAGCAAATAATATAATCAATCCGTACTTTGATTGGCCTATGTCCACACCTGTACTGGAGGATTATATTGCTAACAAATATGAAAAACCATTTGATATCAAACACTACACAACCAATGAAGTAAAGAATGCTAATGGTGATGTGGTACTACCAGCAAACCAACTAGTTGGAGAAGACTTTTACAAAGCACCCTTCTGGACTAACTATGATGAACCTTTAGAAGATGCACCAGAACCAGTTAACACTCTTAACTTTGAGGCCAACAGAAAATATACAATAACATCTGCAACTGTAAGACAAACCAGTAGTGGATATGAAACACAACCTTTGTTTGATGCTGGTAGTCCAAGTGCACCTAATGGTGAGTTCCCAATTTTCGGTGGTTCTTGGACTGCAAACCTATCAAATACAGGATACCTTAAGAGATTTGAAGTTACTAATGGTGGTTCTAATTATACATACGCTCCACTCGTAACACTAGGTGGTGGTATGGCAAGTGAATCTGCCACAGCAGTCATTGAGAATGGAGTGGTAACAGAAGTACGACTAGATGGTACTAAATTCGACACAACAGACGCAACTAACATCTATGAGTTCAGTACTGGAGTAACAATTGCACCAAATGGTTCTGGTGTTGGTGCGTGGGGTGGTTTTAATGTGGGAGGCACACACCTAAGATTTGGTGATAGTTATGGTGAAAGATATGCTACCCTAAACAAAGTTGATATGTCTAACTTCGACACTGTTCGGGTGTATGCTATCCGTGGTAATGGTAGTAATGGTGGTGAAACACCAGACATTGCAGGTGTAGAGGAACTTCGTTTAAGATATCAATTCGCAACAGATCTTGTGTATAACGGTGGAACTGGTGGGCAATATTTTCATTGGGATATGAACGAGACTGGTACTTTCTACTACACAAATGATGTTGAAGAACATATGAGTGGGGAGATAGAAGTTTGGGATGGTCCTAACAATGATGGAACTGGTAGTTGGGCTCCTACGACCTTCTATGTTGATATTCAAGAAGCAGTTGCTAATGTTCCTGGATATGGTAATCAATTTGTTTGGCATCTAACTACGCCTTACGGTGTCACTGGTGGTGATAGAATAGACTACGAGGAGCAGGGAACTATAGAACAACGTGGCCACATAAACACAACCCTTAGATTTTATAAAGGAGACAGAATAGTCTGGAACATAGCGTCTGGTACTGCGAAAGGACTCTGGATGAAAACTCAAGCTGGTACTGGTACAGACAATCAAGTTCAATGGTTAGATCCTAGCACTTGGATTACATTAGGTGTTGTTATTCCTGCTACTCCTAATGGTACTGGTTCAGGTAACCTAGAACCATATGATTTCACAGTACCACCAGAAGTTAGAGTAGATAATGTACACTTCCAATTACAACAACCTGGAAACAGTGGTCCTCAATACGATCACTTTGCTATCACAACAGTTAACTTTATAAACAACGATGCATACTATACAGACAGTACAATAACCTTTAGCAACAATCCTTTAGACACAACTGGAAGTGGTGCAGAAGCCGTAGTATATCTTGGTAAATCAATTGAAAGTATTACTATAGACAATCCAGGATCATACAGTTATGCTATGGAGAACCTAATCTTTGGATACTGGCCTCCTTATGGAGGTCACGGTAATCCAGGTACTCGTGAGTACTATCCATCTTGGTCTCTTACTGGTGGTGCTTACCTAGACGCACTAATAGTAGTATCAGAAACTGGTCCTCTATTCCAAGTAGGTGAGAAAGTTACCTTCAGTAACGGTGCAGAGGGTGTAATAACTTCATACGATGCACGTTCTGGTGTGTACGGTGACGATGGTGCTGACGTTCAGTTAAACTTAACTTCTTGGGATAATAACAACCCAGTAACAGAAGGTATGTTATTTGTTGGTGAGAATACTGGTGCTAAATCTGTGGTAAGAACATTTAACTCTAGTGAATTTACAGAACCAACCTATGCTGACAATACTTTAGGTAATAAATTCAGATACAGGCTAACAAGAGAAGATGGTACAACAGGATGGCAGAAATTAGTTAGAGATAGTTTTAGATACAGAGAGAGTGATGGATCTATTGTTACCTTACAAGGTTCATCAATAGTAAATGCCATAACTCATCACGAGTATGAAACTAGATTAAATGATGAGAAGAGAAAAATATATGTATTACGTGAACAATATCTATTACAATTCATAGAAGAGATGAAGGCACAATTACCATACAAAGAATCTTCTGACTTTATAAGTGTATCTCTTAAGAGATCAGCAGTTTAAAAAAATCTAAAGGACAAAAAAATACCCCCAATTTTTTTGGGGGTATTTTAGTATTCAGAAGTGGATTTTAGTCCTCTTCTGCTAGTCGTGCGAAGTATGATAGTTGATCATCTTCTGACGTAGTTGGTGCAGTTTCAGCACGTCTAGTAGCAGGAGTAGGAGTGGCAGCTGCAACAGCAACTGGTTCATACTCTTCACTGTCTACTGTTGGTGCAGCAGCACGTTTGTTAGTGCCAAGCACTTCGTTTAACCTAGTCTGTAACTCCTCGTACGATTTGAACTGATCATCAGCAGTGAAAGAAGTTAGTGAGTACTCCTTCTTCCATATGGCTTCAAGTTCAGCATCATCTGAAGCAAGAGCACTAGGGCTATCAAACTCAGACTTGTCATAGTTCCAGAACCCCGCTACCTTACAAATTTTTAACTTGAAGTTAGCACCTTCCCATAGATCGAAAGGATTGATAGGAGTCTCATCCTCAAACTCAGGTTGCATTGCAGCAGTGATCTTATCGTAGATCTTCTTACCGAATTTGTATAAGAATACCTTACCCTCATTCTCAGGGTGTGCTGGATCACGAACGACTTGAATGTTACTGTAGTAAGAAAGCTTACGCTTCTGCTTACGTGCTATATCCTTGTCGGAATCAAGACCAGAGTTCCACAACTTGCGGTTGACTTCACCTACTGGATCTTTCTTGTTCACTGTGGTCAAGGAGTTTTCAATGTACCATCCTCCTGGACCTTGAAATGCGTGGGAATAAACCTTTGCCCACGGTAACTCTTCTCCATCTGGTGCTGGTAGGAAACGAATTACTGCGTAACCGTTACCAGACTTATCGAGTTCTGGTTTCCAGAATCTCTCGTCTGCACCTGGACCTTGCTTGTTTAACTTCTCTGCTTCTTGGACTAGCCTCTCAAGTGATGTACCTGAACGCTTTTTAAGTGATGAAAATGACATCGGATTTAGTTAGATTTAATTGGATTGAATTTAAAAGGGAGGATATAAAGTCCTCCCTAGTATTTAGGTTAGAAGAATGGAGTTGTTGCAGTATTACCTAGAAGAGGTTTAACTAAATGATTAGCTTCCGTAAGGAATTTAATCCAACCATTCTCGTCTGATCCGTTGAATGGGATAGCAGTTTTATTTCTACCATCTAGTTTCCATCCGTTCTTTGTAATCTGTAGTCGTACATAATCATTGTACAAGAATACAAACCTAGCAATAGCAAACTCATTGCCTTTGTAAGTACCACCATCTATAATATCCCTTTGATTAAGATTTCTCTTATCAGGATCAATTTGTTTGTAGATAGGACCGTACTCTTTCCACCACCACTTCACCATCAAGTTAAAAGAGTCAACGTTGTTATCCGTATCAATCTTTGCAATTTGAGGAGCAAAGTAGTTCAAGAATAAAGAACCTGCTACAACACAACTTGCTTGTATTACTTTCTCACAATTGTGATCAGTAAATGCAGTAAGGTACTTAGTTACACTCTGTTCCCCTGCTAACTTAATAGCAGTAGATAGGTAAGAGTGAGATTCAAGAGAGAACTTTCCATCAGGATTAGTACCAGCGATACTAATTTTAAATGGGAGACAGTACCTGTATAAGTTAACTGCCCAATCTCTTCTGCTATAGTAAGCAGACTTGAACTTATCCGAACCTGATTGTGTCTTCCTATCAGCACAATCAGTATGATGATCATCTGATTCTTTTTGAATCATTTGATCTAATGAATCAGTTGTTTTGTGAAAAGATAGATTTAGGACTGTACGTGCTTCTTCACTTAAAGATACAGCATATCTTTTTGTGACACGATGTCCACTCTGGGTGTTAACTATCTTGTTTACACCAGGTCTAACCCATCCTGATCCAACATTTGCGGCTTGATAAGAGAAACCTTGCTTCTCATCCAAGTTTTTTTCGCATCTGTTAAGACAGATCTGTTCTGTCCTATTGTATTCAGGACATCCATATTGGAGTCCTACTGGTGCAGTGCATATACGTGTCTGCCCTTCTAAACTAGAAGGATCATCCTCATATTGCTTAAGCAAATCCTCTGCACGAGGAAGGTTAGGGGGGAGTGAGCCAATTACTCCAAAACTCGCAAGTTTTTGTCTACGCTTATCATCAACCCTTGATTCATAGAGGTCGATGATGCGTACAAGGCCTATGTTGTTAGACATTTGAACTTGTTGAAACATCGACAGGAAACTAACGTTAGAGGTTAGTCTAGTGGCTTCGTTTCCTTGTCTCCTCAATTATAATACTCTTCGTCTAACTTGTCAAGAAATTCCTTTCTATGTTCCCACGTCTGCCCTGACGTACTCCCTTTGCAAGGGTTTACACACATACTGTCAGAGAACTCATTACATACTAGTCCTGCTAGGTCGTGGGGATCTCCTTCCTTACCTGTAGACCAGTACAACTGATCTTCTATCCACGTTGCACCACACTTAGGACATACCTTCATTCCATCTCTGCTACGGTCTTCTTGAGTGCTTCAATCATCTGATCTATATTACTAAACACTTCACCAACACTAACATCCTTTGGTATACCAACAGCATTCATAACCTTACGAACCTCATCTGCCATCTTCTGTGCAGCAGGATCATCTTTCTTAGATAATTCCACACGTGTCCACAAGACACGTTGTTTGTTCAACAGTTCAGTTACTATCTCAATGTACTCTTCCTTCTCATCATCATCTAGTTCTGGAAATGCCATAGTCATTTCTGCTAGACGATCTTGCAGAGCATTGATAGTCTTGATCTCTGTCTTTACGAACTCAGAATCTTGGAAGCCCATTAGAACATTAACTTAGCACGAGATGTTTTCTTGATAAAGTTAAGACGTTGTGCGTCATACTTTAGTTTCTCTTTAAGAGGTTTAGAAACTAGTTTATTAATACTGTCTACTTCAATACTATTTTGTTCACAAAAATGAATGATAGCATCAATGTAATTCATATCAGCATTATCTGAAACTAGCTTTTCAATTTCACCAGCAAATTTTGTAGCAGTCATAAATTTATTTTCAATGTCTTCAGGTGGCTGTGGCATAACTCATCTCATATTCTTCAATGGCGGCCTTAAGATTAGAATAATGAGTTGCTTTATCAGTAGTCTTAACTAACTGACACTCACCATCTTCGCAAGCAACAAGAACAGCAAACTGTTCTACCTCTATACCATATCTTTCGTAAAACATATAGCCATAGGCACACATCTGAGTGAAATATCCATCCAAAATGTATTGTTTCTTAGGTGACTTAGATGTTTTGAAATCGATGACAGATAATACTCCATCAAGTTCAGCAATAATGTCAACCTGTCCTGCGATCTTTAACTTATCAGACCATAACATAGACTCGACTAGTCTAGGTCTATCTATTCTATCTATAACAGACTGTGAAGTGCGAAACATCTGTACAGGTAGAGGAGAATCTTTATGTTTCTCAAGATCCAACCTGTTCATAATGTAATCTTCACAGATAGCGTGAAAGTTGGTACCTCTGGTAGTAGATCGTTTAGTTACACGGTCTGCTTCCTCTTTACCAACTCTCTTACGCCACTTGTTAATGATGGCCTTCTTCTTTTTCTGATTAGATAATACTGTAGTGACTGAAGGATAGTGTGCACCCTCCACAGCGTAAAGGCGTTTGCCTTCCACCATCTGTCTCTTTAAACTTACCGAGTCAATTAATTTAGAATGATCAAATGTTTTCATCATAACCTTGGTTGATCTTGGAGACCAGATACGATCTAACCAGACCAGACCTCACGATATCCTCAAGACTGAATTCAATCTTACTGAACTCAGGCATACCTTGTAGGATCTGCATAAAATCTAGAATGCCAGTGCGTTCTGTGACCTTAAGTAGGTCAGACTGGCTAGCGTCACCAGCAAAAAAGATCTTGCTGTTCTCGCCAACTCTTGTCATTATACTATCTAACTCGTGAAAATTCAAGTTCTCGAATTCATCTACGATTATAATAGCATTATCAAGAGTCGTACCCCTAAGAAAAGAAGTAGACCAAAAAGATATGGTCTCTTGTCGTTGTAAGTCCTCATAAAGAGTATCAAACTCCTTGTCAGTATACATTGAGAACATATGCTTGACCATATTCCTGTAAGGAATCTGATACAACCAAGATTTGTCCTCGTGGGTGCCAGGTAAGAATCCTATCTCCCTAGTGGGAACTAATGATCTTACAATGTATATTTTCTCATAAGGTGTGTCTTCTGTCAAGACTTCCTTCAATGCTTGGTACAAAAGGCAAAATGTCTTACCTGTACCAGCACATCCATAAGCAACTAGGTTCTTCCCAGTAGCATACTGTTCCCATAACAATTCCTGTGCAGGAGTAAGAGGTTCTATCTTCTTTAATAGATCTGTGTTAATAGGCTTAGTACGTTTCATCTGCTTAGTGGACAGAGTGGATACGGATTTCTTGCGTGGCATTTAGTAATATTTGTATGGTTTAACGTTGGCACCAGGAGCTTTACTTACTTTATGTAAGACTTCATTCCATCCACCATCGGTTTTCATTCGCCAGTCACCTACTTCTCCCATACTAGCACAACCTTCTGACCAGTCTCTATCCCAGTCAGGATTCTCTTCTCTCCATTCGGTGTAGGCTTTCATTGTCAGGTTGAGAACTTTTGTCTCACCTGTTTCTTTATTTTTTACTGGATATGTTGGCATAATTTTATTTAGTCCTCATCGGGATCTTCTAAACCTAAGATTGTACGTTCACGAAAGTGATCTTCCTGACGGCGTGCTCGATCTGCTGATTTAGAATCATTATATCGATCCTTATTCGCAGCTGCGAATCCTTTTTCCCAAGGCATTAAATCTTGGGAGTCAGATAGAACAATAGGATCGGCACCAGTCATTCCTCTCATACCCATCTTAGCTTCCTTAGCCTGTTGGGGATTGTCCTTTTCATCTTGTATCTGTTGTTCAATTGCTTCCGTATGAGTGATAGGTTCATTTGAATCAACTTCACGTTCTGTAAATGTAGGTGTTCCTACTATCTTACCATACTTTTTAATGTCTTCATCAAAATGACTGATTTTATTTACTCTTTTATCAACAATTTTAATACCTTTTTTACCAGTATCTTCATCAGTATCAACCCAAGAAGCAGGTTCTGGTGGTACAAACCCATCTACTCTTTCTTCTTTTGTTCTAGTATGATTATCCATATCAGGATAACTAGGGAATGACTCAGCAGATTTATGTGCCATCATTCTAAGTTTACCTGGCTTGACACAGAGTTTAGGGTTCTGTCTTAGAAAATCCTCTCTACCATCTAAAGATAGGAACAATTCCCCTACAGATTCACCTGTCTCTCTATTCATAAATTCGTATAAAGGCATCAGAATTCTATCACTGTATTATATCTAGGTCTGTGAGATGGTAATAAAGGTGGTCTAGTAGCGTACGGTATACTACCATCAAATGATATCACTCTGCCTGGCTTTGGTATTATTGCTCTACAGATCTCTTCATCATCATAGAAAACAATCTCTCCACCCCATTCATAACTCCACTCTGGATTAATACAAAATACATTAACAGATTTAGAGTTACTTCTAACGGTACTAGGACGGTCTCCAGCACGTAAAAGATCCGTATAAACAGTTGCTATTGATTCGTAAGAAGGAACGTCACAGACGTTTCTGAGTGCTGTATACAATGGTTCAACTATAATATCATCTTTATTATTCCTTACCCAACTATCATCCTTTAAAGAATAAAATGTATGTGAAAGAAACATAAAAGTTTCTTTCATTATTTTTGGATCTACAACATCATCGTAGATTTTTATATCCATTCCAGTGCCTCTGCCACTATAGGGAACTGGCCTGCAAAGATACATTTACATTCGTTTGCAATATCCATATGTTCTTTCTGTGTACCGTGAGCACTTCTAAGATCAATGTAATGTATCCAAGAACGTACACTACC